GGAACAAACGAGCTAGGGTCCAAACTGTCCAAATTTAGGCGTTTCGTCTTTGGCGACGGTAAGAATTGGGATCGAGTGTTCTCTGGTATGGCGGACGTGTATGAACTCCGTAATGGGTATGCAGAATTTGATCCATTTCGTCAATGGGTTACTGACTGTCTTATTGAATCAATTCTCGTCACTCCAGATGGGGATATCATTTCGAAGGGATGGTCCAACAATTCGGGAAGTGGAACTACGACTGGGGATAACATCATCTGGATGTCCCATGTTATAGCGACCATTTTCCTTTACCTCTCTAAGGGAGACCTTAGTGTTTTCGATCATGTTGAAGTTCGTGTTTTTGGTGATGACTTCATTTGTGCTGATAATCTGTCGTTTTCAGACGAGGATGTGGAAACAGCGTTCCAGACCGTTGCAAAATGGTTTGGGATTAGCTGGGACCCCCTTGTGGTTCAGCATGAATTGGAGGGAGTCGAGTTTCTCGGCTTTCAATTTACTAATGCGGATGGGGCATGGCTTCCTAAGTACAATCTTGGCACTCTTTGTGCTTCTGTGCTTGGGACTGCCGAGAGCATTGATGGTTCTGGTGAGATAAATAAGTTGTTCTCCTTGATGGTGATGAGCTTGGGCCACGGTCCAGAGGTTTTTCATCATTTTCGTGAGCTGTTTATTGATGTGCTCTATAATGGCGAGCAGAATGAAACTACGATTGCGTTTCAGAAATATGGGGTTCCCTCATTTTCCGCAGTTAAAGCTTTCTATCTCGGCTTTGAGTCCATCTCTCCGATGGTTTTTAACGTTTTAACGTCGGGGACGTTGTCGTTCTCAGGTTCAATTTTGGAGGGTGCTTTTAACGAGCTTAATATAACGCGTTTGCCCAACAAAAATCTTAGTATGACTACTAATCCAGCTACAAGTGAGAATCGTTTCTACAAGGTCATGAGGAAAATGCAAATATCTGACGCCGGTCAACACTGGCTCGATGTTGTGCTTGATCCATTCAAGGACGTTGATTGTGGTTTGCCTGGCGGGATGCCAGATGAAATTACTACACCTTCGATCGTGCAAGTGATTCCAGGTTCATTTGATGTCACTGTTCCTAGTGGCATAAGTGGAGCGTGGGATTGCAACATCTTTTTTGATCAGCTATGGGCTCCAGTTGAGATGTTCTCCTATCCTTTTAGGACTGTGATGGACAACAATGACGGCTTGTTTCTCGATCTTAATGGATCGTCTCCGACCGGAGGTTCCACACGTGGTGGAATTCAAGTTCGGGCTGCTGCAGCAGGGACGCCTCTAACACAGGTTACCGCTCAGGCTCCCTATGAACTACAGACTGATTGGGCTACAAACACAAGTGGCAACACACAAGCTCGAATCATCGCTATGGGGATGGAGATCCATAACGTTACTGAACCCTTATTGAAAGGAGGTGCCGTTACTGTGTATCGTTGTCCACAAGGCGTTGATCGCTCACAGGTTGCGAACGTGATTGATTCTGCTACTCCTGCTGCGCATGACACTGCATATCAGGCTTTCCAGCTCGTAGATCCGCCCGATACTGTTGATGAGGCCATTGACCTCCCTCAGTCTCGAGGATGGGATGCTGACGATGGAGCTTATATCGTGCCTGCAATTTGCGGAGCTACAAATGAGCCATCTTCTCTGAAGATCGTCTGTCCTTTCACTATTGAGGAGGACACTTCTTTTCTCTATGCCCCTAGTGCTTTGCAACAGAGTGTTAATGCGACCACGTATAACATTTTGAATCCAAACACTCAGGGCTCTGAGCAAGAAGGAAGTGCCAAACTCCCGTGGACAGTTTCAGGTGCATTTTTCACCGACTTAAATAATCTCGCGAAGTTGCATGTTAATGTGGCATTGTACATTGAGATTTTTCCTGACAAGGAGAACCCTATGCGAAGAAGTTGTACCCCTTCTCCTGGCTTAGATGCTCGTGCATTAAAGTTATACAGTGAGATTAAAGGATATTTACCCGCTGGAGTTCCTGTTCAAGAGAATTTCATTGGAATGTTCATTTCCACCATTGTTGGGATTGCCACTCGATTGTTTGCCGCTGCAGCTACAGTTGGCCCCTCAATCGTATCAGCAGCGAATACCGTTTCGGCCGTGTCGAAAGGTGTTTCCACTATAGGATCAGGAGTCAATGCTGTAACAGGAGCATTCAATAAGACTAAACATGGAAAAGAAGGAAACTCGATGGAAATCAAAAGGAAAGATAAACAGAAGAACAATGTTCTGGCTAAATCGCATCCTAGTGATCAAAACCACAAGCAACTTTTATCCGCTCTTACGAAGATTAGTTCTAGTTTGAGTCAGTTGAAGTCAAATGGTGTCAATGTGAGAAATCGCAAACCCCCGAAGCACAGTCTCCCCAGGAAAGAGATTGCTGCTACTCATGAAGTCCTTACTCGTAATAAGCGCCCCCGAACGCGAAAGCGACGGGGTGCTCAAAAATGAGTTTTGAGACCTTTGTGTCCACGGTTGGTGGGTATGGTATAGTTAAGATCACTTTAGATCTTGATTCTCGAAATCTTAGTTGGGATGGACAGCGGGTTCAGTTTACTGGACAAGCTGAATATTACAATAGAGGCTTCAAACCTACTGGTAAATCAGAAATGGTTTATTGGGTGTATAATGCACCCCCTGACCCTTTGGGCACTAATTCTGTGTTTAAATAACTCTGTGCTTAGCACATCGATGTTGTGTCACATGTAAAAAAAAAAAAAAAAATAATTTATTTTTTAAAAGAAGTATTTTTTAAAAATTAAAAAAAAAAAAAATAGAAGATTTAATATAAAAAAAAATATATATTGG